AAGTTTTCTTTGAAGTCTGCATTTTTAGCGCCAGTACTTAAATCCTTTAATCTTTTATACTCACCTGAGAGAATTTCTTCATTTATTTCTTTTTTGTTATCAGTAAAGATTTCGTCTTTTTTCTCAAACATCTTTACTAAATCTCTCATTCTATTTTTTTCTTCGCTCATATCTTATAATATTACCATGTGATTATCCCAATCCCTAAATCTCCGCTGTAGAACCTGATTGACTTTGGAATGCTTGATTGATACACTCTTTCTAAGTCCCATCTTATTTTATCGCCAACCATTCTACCAGTGGCATTGCTAGGCAAGTCTGTACTAGACATAATATCCCCATTATCATCAACTATTTCGTTCACATTTTCCATAGATGAATCTGCTTCACTTGATGATGCTATAAATTGTTGTAGATATTTTTTAAATAAACTTTCAGGTTTTTGACTTTTTTCTTTGTTTTTAGAATACCATTTTACAAAATCATCATAGTTAGCGGCAACACTCATAGGCTTACCGTAAGTTGTTGTAAAATCTATTCTTATGTAATTATCATCTTTAGACAAAGAAACATCACTAACGTCTTTTACTGAACTCTCGTCCAAATAAAAAAAGTCTTTTGTGTTTTCATTTAAGAAACTCAAATATAAATCTTTGATTCTCATTAGTCGGATTTCTCTATAAATAGGATAAAAAAACTTTAAATCTTACTTATTAGCCTATCTATAATGCCTGGTTTTATGGTGAATAATTTTGGCGTTCCATCAAAATCTGATTCGACTCTAGATGTTTGATTCGGGAAATTAATACAAGCAGATTCTTTTGAGATGGCTCTTATTAAATACTCATATCTTTCTAGAGGGCTAAACCATAATTTTACATCTTCTTCAAATGTAGTAATTACCTTTCTAGCATTAATTTTATTTTTTTCTTTAAAAAATTCTATACTAATCAAATTTTTACCTTCGGCCATATAAAAAATTGCCAAGTTTTTCTTGTGAAACTTGGCAACTATTTTTAAATCATTATTTTTATCGTATATAAAAATCATTCTTCCGAATCTATTCTTAAATCCTTAATAGGTTGGAAAGACACATCTTTTACTTCCAACCATTCCATAACCAATTTTTTAAATCGATCACTACCTAACTTATTTGCAAAACCTTTTATTTGGTCAAAAACAAGACCTTTGTATTTGTCATGCTTGAATCCTATGGTATATCTAATAAGTTCATCCTCTTGTCTATTTTCGTCTCTATCAAAAACTTGACCCATAAGATATTGTCCTGATGCAACATTTTTTGCATATGCAGCACCACTATGTCTTAATTCCACTCCTTCTTTTATAATCATAGCAGGAGTCGATAAAAGATTTATTTCTAAAGGTCCATCATAATTACTACGATCTTCCAAGAAGGCAAATTGTGAAACAAACTTTTCAATAGCGCCATTTTTCTCTTCTGATTTTATTGTCTTGAAATACTTGACCAAATTATCATGATACTCATTTAATTCTTTCCAAGTTTTTATTTTATCAAAATGTCTTCTTCTGTCAAACTTTAATACAGTCATCATCATAAGTGAATCATCATATGGAATAAAGTCGAAATCTTTTAACAGCTCAAATTTTGATTCTGATGAATTATTTCCAATTACAGATGGCATATTGCTTTTGTAAGAAACAAAGTCAAGCATGATATCTAATACTCTTTGGAACTCCTTAAAATCAGTCACTTTATCTCTAAAATACAACAAATCTATTGCATAGGAAAGGAATTCTAAATCATATCTTTGAAGAAGAAGAATAAGCTCTTGTTTGTTGATTAATTTAAAATATTTTATGATATATTTATAATCACTAAATCTAGTTATGTTTTTAAAGATAAATTTAGAAACACTACCATCTTCAATTGCTTCTAATACACCAAAACCAAATCCAGTATCTTTAACTCTACCTGTTTTGTAATTTCTATTGTTTGTAAAGTTGATGTTGAGGGTTTTTTCTTCAGATGACTCTTTTACGACAGCTTTAGTTATATCATCACCCTGCTTATCCTTTATTGTCTCTCCTTTCTCGTTAACGACATTTTCAAACTCTATCAACTGTTTAGATTTGAAGGTGAATTCTTGTTTGTCTTTATCTTCAGCAGAAATATCTTTACCTAACTCATTAACATAATTTTGAGCCAAGAAATTAAAAATCTTTATTGGAGAAGTTACCTTATTTTCTAAAAGAACCTCTGGCTTTGGAAACTTACATTCAATCATCATATCATACAAGAACAATGGACCTTTAGTCATTGCTATGGTAGATAAGTTTGAATATTTAATAATTCCCAAAAATATAATAACAACTTTCTTGATTATATCCAATCCAATTTCACCATTACGATTCTTAATTGAATCTATCATCTCGGTCATTATATCTATATTGCTACGATCAAGAACAAGGTTTGTTAGCGAATGGATGAATGTGTGTAAATCAAAAGCGTTGTATACAATTTGAGTTTCAGTTATGAACATTTTATTTACAACGCTTACGATTTCATCTAAATCAAATTCATATTCAACATTATCATAATCAGAATAAAATAGTTGTTTAGTTTTCTTGTCAATTCTTATGTATTTAAAATTTTCAACAAAATCAAAATCAGAACTATAATCAAATTTAATTTTAGAATAATAAATTTTTGATTCAGATTCATTTTCTTCGAACTTAAATCCTGAAACAAAATATATACCTTTGGTAATAAGTTTTCTTCTGTTTTCTTCTTTTAGGAAACTCTTTTTGCAGGAAGGACAATCAACCTTCTCGTGCATAGACATATTTATATTTTTGTAAAGATCTCCAAACTCCTCCATTAAATTGCTATCGCCATGTAACATTTGAGAAACCTCACTATTTACCTCAGCCAATTCCTTTTTTAATTCAACACTTGTATTTTCTATATTGAATCTATGTCCGCACGAACAAAGATAAATATCGCCAATTTCTGTGTTATTTTCTACAAAAGATAAATCCTGCAATACTTGACTTTTATTTAGAATCATATTTTATTTTTAGAAAAATATAACCAATAGAAACAAAAAAACCAAGGCTTTTGACCTTGGTTTTTAAAATAAAATTTATAAACCTATTTATTAATCTTCTTTTAAAAGAGTTTCGCTTAATTTCTTAGCTTCTTCGTTGATAAAATTAATCAACTCAGCTTTATTCTTAAAAGACTCTGGTAATTGAATTCCTTGAGCAATTCTTTCTGCTGTTTCTTTTTCATTTTGAGCTTTCTCAGAGAATTTTGCTGCATGTTGACCTGTAGAAGCTCCTTTGTGCAATTCCGCACCTGGCTCAACATAAGTCTTAGCGCCACCTTCATCAGCTTTGTCTTGAGAATTCATCTCAACTTTTTCTTTTCTTTCTTCAAAAGGAGTAGAAGATGCTGTAGAAGGATTTTTATCTTTAGATTCAAAGTCTGAATTTTTCATTCCCTCAACTGAAGGACCTTTTTTTGTTGAACTTGTAGCATCGACTTTAACAGCTGCAGCTATTTGCTCATCATGACCTTGGTCTCCATCCATTTCATTCATGTCAACTTCTAACGGCTCTTCTGTATCCTCAATATTTTCAGCAGCATCAGGAGCAGCACTTTTCTTTTCGAAACCACCTTTTTCTTTTGCCATAACTAAGGCGTCACCTGTAGAATTTCCAGGATTTGTCATTTTATTCATATCAACACTTAAAGGATCACCTAAGCTCATAATTTTTTCAGCTTCAGCGATAATCATCTTTTTAAGTTCTGAAAGGTTTAGTTTTTCTGTGGCCATAATAAAAAGTTTTTATTAATAAATATATTAAAAAAGTAAAAGTTTGATATTTTTGTAACTTCTTCGTAAATTTAGCGTATAAAACAAAAAATTAAAGCAACAAATACAATTAATGAAAAATTATAATAACAAAAAAACTGAAGAACACAAGATAAACACCAACATTAAAGAATTTGAGGTGAGGTTGGTTGATTTACCTGAACAGTATGAAAATGGAGTGTACAAAACAGATGTTGCCTTAAGAATAGCAGAGGAAATAGGTTCTGATTTGATTCTTATTTCAGACAAAGCCAAACCTGTAATATGTAAGATTATGGATTATTCCAAATTTAAGTATGAAAAAAAGAAAAAAGAAAAAGATTTAAAAAAGAAGACTTCCGTTTTAAAAGAATTGAAGTTTAGTCCTGATATTGCAGAAAACGACTTAGCGATAAAATCAAAAAAGGCAATAGAATTTTTGAATGATGGGAATAAAGTTAGAGTAACTGTTCAATTCAAGGGAAGGGGAATTGTTTTTAAAGATAGAGGTACAATTGTTTTGCTTAAACTAGCAGAGCTCGCACAAGAAGCTGGTGTTCCAGATTCTATGCCTGAATTAAACGGAAAAAGAATGTCTTTCACATTAAAACCTAAAAAATAAATATGAGTTTTGAATTACAACCAAGAATATCGCCGTCTGAAAAAGATTTTTTCCTAAAGTTAGGTTCAGACTGGGTTCAAGAGAAAAACAATATCTTTAAAGATGTGTTGGAACAAAATGATTGTACATGTCAAGGTTGTGGATATAAAGTTCATAGTGAAGAGCTTGTGACAAAAATTTTACAACTACATTTAGTAGAAGAGAATATAGATGATTTAAAACAATCTGTATTTGTTTCTTTATGCAAGGCTTGTCATACAACTCAACACATAGACAAGGCAATCGAGAAAGGGTGGGTAAATGTAGTAAATTCAAGTTTCTCCCAAAAGAGTCTTGTTGAAATGTGTAGAATAAGTACAATTGGACAACACATCAGAACTGATGAGGTTAGGGTTTTAAAAACCACTCCAGAAGAATATTTGGATAATCTAAAAAACGAAACCCTGCCATTACATAGCAGGGTTAAGGTAATATTCACAAACAAATTTGATTGGGGTGATTTATAATTATCTTTTTATTTGTACTGGCGTTAGTTTATATAATTTTCCATCAGCTGTTTTAACAATAGACTTTTCTTTATTGTAAACCTCATAGAATGTTTTATTCTTTTGAGTTTCAGTAAAATCAGTAAGAACTTTTTTAATTGTTTGCTCCGCCATAGTTTTAGCGATGCTCTCCATCATCATTTTCATTGCAGGTGTAATTCCCGTATTTGGATTTTGCTGTGCAACATATGAACCTTGAGGTGTGTAATCAACTGCATAATCAGATGGATTTCCTGCTGGATTTTGTTGTGCAAATTGTAAGAAAGAATTACCTTGGGCTTTTGCTTGAGCTCTCTGAATTGCATGTTCTGGATTAAAGCTCGGCATTGAATTTAATGTACTTCCCAAATCTATTTGTGTGTTTTGAGAATTTTGTGGAATTAATGGTTGACCAGAGTCAAAAGCATTTCCTCCATAAGGATTCATAGAAACTCTAGACCCCTCACCACTAAACATAGCGTCAATCATTGAAAGTTCTGAGTTGTCAACACCTCTATTTGGAGCACTAAAATTATCTATCTGAACTTTGTATTCAGAATTAACTTGTTGACCTGGCACACTTGGATTTTTCCTATTAGCTTTTACCTCTGGGATAGGGTCAAAACCTGCCAATCCTGGCGTAGATGATCCACTTGATTTTGATGCGGCTGAAACATATTTGTTTAATTCAGATTTTGCAGCTCCACTTTTTATTTGCTGTATTTTTTGAAGAACATTTAAATTTTTAGCCCCACCAGCAACAGTAGTTTCTGTAACCATTTGTCCTGCATTTTTAATACCCATCTTTTCAAACATCTGCCTTCTTTGTTCTTTTAAGGCATCAATTGAGTTATTACCTTCCATAAATTGTTTTTTTTAAAATTCGCTATTTTCATATACAACCACCCCTTCTTCTTCATCTTCTGGAAGAGTTTTCTTGCATTTTAATAAATCTTCTTTAGTCATAATTTTCACATTTGAAATCATAAAATCATGAAAGAATGTAAATTTTTCCTGCACACTTTCTTCTGTAGAAATATTTTTTTTATCTTTAGAAATAACATTTCCGCCTAAAATATCTTTAAAAATTTGAAACTCTTTTTCTAACATGTCCGCTTTTACAGTTAAAGAGTTATTTTCTCTGTAGAATTTTCTGAATTTAATTTCTTCCCCAATCTTTTCAAAAACCATAGTTTTTAAATCAATATAACTTTCCTGCTCTACTTCAGCGTAAGTAACGCAATCTCCATAAAATTCCTCAAAATGGTTCATTGAATAAGCGTATCTTATATCAATTAATACAGGAATGGTATTCTTTCTATTTTTTGCCATAATTATATATTATAGTTTCATTATTTTCTTCATCCCACCAAGCATAAAACTCTTCACTTCTTTTTTTGGATAGAAAAAATAATGAATCAATGCTTTTTACGAATTTCGTATTTTTAATTCTTTTACTTAATTTATCTTTTTCTCCTTTTATGTAATTATCCTTTGTTTTTATGCTTGATAATTCTTTTTTTAATGCTATAAATTCACCTTTTAAAGAAGTGACAATATCATTCTTGTGTTTACTTTGATTATTTATTATTTGTTGAACTGTGTGATTCATACGTGAAATATATTAAACACAACCGATAAAATAAATGAAAAATTAAATCGCTTGATCTTCAGTTTTAGGATAGTTCAATTTATCTCTCCATGTTTTTTGCCAAACAATAAAATGATTATATAAATTTTCAGAAATCATTTTTGTATCATTATCTAACTTTAGATTTTGAGCATTTAAAGTAACACCATTCATAATTGAATAAAACCATGTAATTTTCCCATCACTTCCGAGGTTAATTATACCAGAAGCAATAGCATCAATCCCATCAGATTTTTTTGTAGCCAATAATGAGTATCCATTTTTTTGCTTGTTAAAAACAATTGTTGCATTTGGAAGTGCACTTAAAAATTCTTTAAAACTATCTTCAAATTCTCTTATTTCTGTTTTTGTTATTTTAACGTCGTTCATGTTATTTTCTTTGATTGTGAAAGTTTTAGAAGAACCTACATCTTGTTTAGGTTCGCTACCTCCAAAGAAAAGAACTTTATCAAAATCATCTTCAGTTATTTCTTCTGATTTTAAATATGATTCAGAAGATTCAATTTTCTCTTGAGACTTAGATTTTTTGGCTTTATCAACTAAAGCATTTCTAATTTCCGAACTAATCAATTCAGATAACTCCTGTTTATTCATTTTTTATAATTTATTAATATAAATACTTGATTTCTCCCACATCCACTTATAGTGATTGATAAACATTGTTCTAACCAACTTTCTAACCCCTTCTTCGTCCATAGACTTCTTTTTTAAAGCAGTCAGCTCATCTTTCATTGAGTCGAACTTTTTATTTACCTTGTCTAATTCAACTCTTAGAACATCTTTTGCAATTCTTCTTATATCCGCTTCGCTCATATTAAGGATTATATTTTTTAGCTAATCTTTTTAACAACTCCAACAATCTATGATCTGGGTAAGAATCAAACTTGTCTTTTCTACAATTTACGTGCGTCCACAAACCTGCAGTTTTATTTGAAATTAATTCAGGCATATATTTAAACCAAGACATATCAAAATCTTTTTGAACAGGTATGTTATAATTTTCAATTAAATACACTAGAAGCTTCTCTAATGTATCCAATTGGGCGTCAGTATATGCATGAAAGTATTTAAAATCCTTGAATGGTGTTTCTAATTCATATACTTCTTCAGCAGGAATTTCTGTTTTCCAATCATTCGGCCAAGCATAATATTTATCTCCAACTTTTTTAAGTGGACCAAAACAACAAATTTCTATACCAATCGATTTTTTATCTAAAGCACCATTTGTTCCTTTTACTCCTAAATGCCAACCCCAATAATCTGGATGAAATGCTTCATATACTTTTCCATCTTCACCATCTATTACATAAGCAGTGGCTATTTTTATTTCATCACCTGCCCAATAACCTATTGTCTTTTCAGCACTTTTTCTTCCAGCAGTAAAATGTATAAATATTTTATCTTTGTCTGTTTTTTGTTTTACGTATTGGGAAACATCTAATGGATGAGTTTTAACAATCTCTAAATTTCCGTAAACCTTTGGTGTAATTCTTCCCTTATCTTCTTTTGAAGTTCTCTTTTGAGCAGCTTTTAAAGCTTCCAATGTTTTAAATCCAACGATTCCATCTGTTTCTAAGTTGACTTTTTTCTGAAAAGCCTTTATTGATCTTAATGTTCTATCTCCAAAATGACCATCAACGATTAAATCATACCCTAAAAAAGATAAGTACTTTTGAACTTCTGAAACTTTTGAATTGATGTCTCCGTATTTTAAACTCATAAAAAAATAATTTTTCTATAAATAGTTCATAAAAAGTGTTTCATAAATATTGTAAACTTTTGATTTTACTTGCGTATATTATAAATTATTATACAATATGTAACTTTTTATTAAACATATCGTATAATGATTTATAAAGATTATTTAAATCTATAAATATAATTATTATGAAAATTACTTATATAAAATCTAAAGATACAGAAACAATTAACGTTCCTGAATTAAAGGAGAAAGTTGGCAATATTTTAAATAAATATTTAGATGATAAAAATGAATTATTATTTGACTCTTATGTTGCTGGCAATAGAATAGAAGGTGTTAGTGAAGAGGCTTTCTTATTTATGGATGAAGAAACTACTAATAATTTAATCAATTGCTATAGAGATTACAATCTTTTAATTGAATATAAAGATATTACACATGAAGTTAAAACAGAAAGCTGTGATTTAGAAGAATTTAAAAACATTTTTTACCATAACAAACAAAGTGAATGTAATATTATTTTACTTAACAATTTCTTAAAAAGAAATATGACTTATGATGATGTTTTAGATAAAATTTCAATACATGGTTATGATTATTTAAATGAACATGAAAAAAAAATACTCTCTAATATATAAAAAAGCCCAACTATTATTTAGTTGGGCTTTTTTATATTAATTATATATTAACCTTTTTTACCTCCAGTAATATTAGCTTCACCGCTATATACTGTTGAATCTTGGAAATAACCCGCTGTTCCATCTGGCGCTTTTAATTCTGGATTCCAATTAGAATATTTAGCAGATGGATTATAACCGTAATAAATTAAATATTTAGGTTTTTGTTCTGCTGTCATTTTATTGTATATATTAGATTTAGCTCCTTTTAAAGCTGGATCTGTAATTACAGCTATACCCTTCGTTCTTGCTTCCGCATCATTAGTTGGATTTATTTTTAAATCTTCTCTACGAGCAATTTCTTTAGGTGTTAATTCTTCTTTTTTTCCAAAACCAAAAATCTCTTCTAATTCTTCTGTTTCTTCTGTATCTTCTGTATACATCTCCTGAAGTCTACTAAGAAGTTTTTTCTTTTCAGCCTCTAGAGTCAATTTCTTTTTAAATCTAGCAGCTTCCTCAGAGATAATTTCTCTAAGTCTAGATTCTGATATGATTTCTTTTTTCATAGGTTTTATTTTTTATTTTATTATAAATAGTTTATAAAAAGTGTTTTATATTATTGTAACCTTTTGAATTTAATTGCGTATAAGATGATATAAAAACAAATATTATGGAAAATATTAGCCAAGAAGAATTTAATGAAGGTTTGAGAGCTTATAAAAACGTTTCTACCGAAGAAGTCGAGAAGATAAATAAAAAATTTAAACTTATTTTGTTTTTATATAACAAAAACATATTGTTTATATTACTTTGGTTTTCAGTAATGTTACCTGCTTTTTTTCTATACATATTTGCTGGTGTAAATTATATAACAAACCTATTTGCCTCGTTTATGTTTGTGATTTACCCAATAATATTCTTTTGTATTAAAAAAACAATATTTAAATATAGTGAAATAGAAGATGAATACTTTAGAAGGAAAGTTCATATTTTTGAATACGTTTTAAAAGATAGAAAAGAAAAAAGGGCTGAATAGCCCCTTTATTTTTTTATGTGATTCCAATTATTTTGACCTTGGAATGCTTAACATATCTTTTACTGTATCTACAAAACCAAGTCTTTGATCAGCAGCAAGTAATCCTTGAATACCCGCTTTATCAGCTATTCCGTTTAGATATTTATCTATTTGCTGTATTACTAAACCTTTAGCTCTAGCATCTGCAGCTTGTTTAAATTGATTTACATATGTCAAAAGATTTTGATCTTTAACAGTATTAGCAGCTAATTCGATATAACCTTTTTTAACTTTTTTAGCCCCTACTATAAGTTTAATTATTCCCAATACAAATGTAAGTGCAGCTGAATAGACAAGTGGGTTTGCTAACAAAAACCCACCTGGAATTGCACCAGTAGCTACAGCCCATCCAATTCCAGCTAATATAATACCTACAACAGAAGACCCAAGTCCAAGACCTTTTAGTATTTTACCGAATCTAATTTTAAATTCACCAATATTTTCTTTAACAGTTTGCCCATCTTCTTCATTTAAACCATATTCTTTTAATATGTTTTGAGCGACAGTAGCAGCTTGTTTTGCTTCTCCTGCAGGATTGCTAATCGCATCTTGAGCTTCTGAATCTTGACTGACAGCTTGAGCAACTTGATCTGGAGTCATTTTTATAGCAGCTAAAAAACCTTGAACGTCGGCTTCTGTAGCTGGTCTTACTTTAACAGACTCAGCTCCTTCTTCCGCTTCATCCATCATTTCCTCCATATACATTTCATTAAGTCTATTAAGAAGTTTTTTCTTTTCAGCTTCTAGAGTTAATTTCTTTTTAAACCTAGTAGCTTCTTCAGAAATAATTTCTCTTAATCTAGATTCTGATATAATTTCTTTTGCCATTGATTTTGTTTTTAATTTCTTATAAATATGAAAAAAATTAAAAATCTTTGTAACATATTTATATTTATAGCGTATAATGTAGTATAAACATAAATTGATATATTATGAATAGTTTAACCTCTGAAATGAAAGAAGAACAAGAAAAACAAAGAAAAGAGAAATTGGAACTTATTAAAAAGTTTCAAGAAAAATTGAAGTTTTCAGTGGTTAGCCTTGTATTCTTTATTATACTAACTGGATATACATTATTTGTTCCAATTATATTTATAGGTGCTATTTTACCTATTTTATTTGGAGCTACCTCTATTATTTTTATTCAACAAATAATTCGTTCTTATAACTACCTTGAATTTTATAAAAATAATTATAGTTTTATGGAAAGCGTATATAATATAGTGGAACAAGGAAATGAAATAGAACAAAAAAAAGAGCAACTAAATTAGCTGCTCTTTTTTTTTATATCTAAAGACTTAAATTTTTATTCTGCTCCTCCGCCAAAATTATGACCTCCAGCAAGTGACCCTTTAGCGCTTGCACCAAACTGTTGAAGTTTAGTAAGTTGTGGTTTAAAAGATAAAACTAAAAATGTCTTTTTTGAATTTGGTGCCAAACGAAGTTCTCCTTTAAAAGGGATACTTGCTTTTTCAGCCTGCCTCATTATTTCTTCTTTAGAAGGCTTAATCTCCCAACCTTTAGGAGCTTTTACTAATACAGCATCTAATTCTTTTTCAAAAGTTTGTTTGTTAGCTGATATTTCTGCTTTGCTAGGACCAAACAAACCCTCTTCAAGAGAATCTTCCTCCATATACATCTCATTCAGTCTATTAAGAAGTTTTTTCTTTTCAGCTTCTAGAGTTAATTTCTTTTTAAACCTAGCAGCTTCCTCAGAAATAATTTCTCTAAGTCTAGATTCTGATATAATTTCTTTTGCCATAGCCTTTGTTTTATTTTCTTATAAATATGAAAAAAAATTACATTTCTTTTTTATACTAGTTAAACTTTTAAATTTATTGGTTTTTTATTTTTTCAATCAAAGCCTTTAGCATATTATAATCCCCTGTATGAACTTTTTTATCCACCCTTTTGTTGTCTAAAACCATAGTTACTACTTGGTCTTTTTCATCTAAAAACTCCATTATATCTTCATCTATAGTCCCAGAACAATATAAAGTAATAATTTGAATATTGTCGTGAGTTGTTGATGCTCTGTGAATTCTATCTTCGGCCTGCATCATATCTCCAGGCGTCCATCCAAAACCTAAAAAAATCAAACGACTTGCCTCTGTAAGACTTATTCCAACTCCAGAAGCCATAATCATACCTGAGAAAATTTTGATGTCTTTATTTTTTTGAAAACTTTGGTATGATTCAAACTTATCATTCTCGCTCATAGATCCAGTATGTAGAACTGATATTTTTGGAAATAGTTTATGCACTTCTTCGGCAAGTTCTTGCAAGTCTGACATAATTACAACTTTTTCACCACCATCAATTATGTCTTGAATGTAATCTACAGCTCTTTTTAGCTTGCATCTACCTGTAAACAATTTTAGTTTTGCAATTTTTGCCAAATAAGATTCTTCTGTAGACTTTCCGTCTTTATCTTCTTTTTTGAAAGATTTTATAATTTGTTCGTATTCTTTATACTCAGCATCCGTTAATTCGATTGGAACATTAGTATATGTTTTAGGAGGTAAATCCTTCAATACATCTTTTTTCAACCTTCTTAAGAACACCCCTGATATTCTAGTGAACAATTGTTCTAAGTTAGATACGCCACTATAATCCCAACCAAAGCCAGTATCATATCCAGCGCAATACTTAACGCCAAACTCATGTTGATTATTCCACTCGTCTTTATTCAGAAAGTTCAAAGAAGTAAAAAACTCAGAAGGTCTACTTTTAATTGCTGTTCCTGAAATTAAAATCTTTCTAGGAACAACATCCCTAAAAGCACGCACAATTACTTGTGTCCATCCCGTCTTCTTTTCTTTGATTCTGTGTGACTCATCAATTACAATCAAATCATAGTCTTCAGGGTTTAAATACTCTCCAAAACCATCTTCGAAATATTGCAAGGAATGAAATGTTGACTTAAATGTTTTTTTGTTTTTACATTGAGGACATTCTGTTTGAGTCTTGTTTAGGTTTATTATTTCACAACCACACTCTGTCATACCATTTCCAGCGGTTTTAACCATCTTGCCCTTACACTTATGTTTATATTCAATTTTAATGTAGCTATCTAAAGATTCATAGTTTATAACATGAAAAAGTGATTCATCTTTTTTATAAGCCACATCTTTACTTCTTTTTTTGGGAACATATTTGTAGACAAACGCTTTCTCATTTGTGAAGTCATCAATCTCTTTTCTCCAATTAAGCTTTAGGGAAGATGGGCATATAACAAGTGTTTTATATTTATGCTTTACAGCGTAAGAAATAGCAGACAAGGTTTTTCCGACACCTGGTTGATCTCCGAGTATTGCCCTTCCATCATTTATTTCGAAAAACTTTACTGCTTGTTTTTGATAATTATATGGTTGTTGTTTTAAGAAAGAATAATCTTCATTTTCAACACTTAATTGTTCAGCTTTAAGTCTTAATATTTCCGCAAGCCTTTTCTGCCTATCTAAATATTCCTGTCTTAATTTATTTATGTCGTCCTCTGGTACATTTTGAAATGTGAACGGGATTCCGTTATCAACCATAAAGTTAATTACGTTTCCCATTGCATATTCACGGACAGATCTTACCCATTCATCTTTTTCTACACCATCGGCATTTATTATAGAATCTTTTCTAGTAGTTCTGTGTTCTTTAGGAAGTGACTTTATGAACTCGGACAACATTTTATTAAAATCATATCTAAGTTCATAATTCGCCTTCAACTTTCTTATGTTTACAGGGTTCTTTTGTGAATCTGATTGTTTCTTTGCCATACTATCTTCTTTTCCTTTTTTCTTCTAACTTCTTAATTCTCTCATCTTCTTTTTTGAGTCTTAAGATTTCTGCCTTAACTGCTTTGTCTATTGCAGATTCATCATTTAGAGGTTGTTTTTTTCTCTTTCTATCTCTTCTCTGTATTTGATCTCTCATAATTAAAGAAAGAAGCCTAATGTCTTGCAATGTCTTTCTTACATCAACACCAGCGGCGTGATTATTATGCAAAACAAGCTCTGTTCTTTTTTTTGCACCCTCAGCCACCTCGATTATTTTATACAATAAATCAAGTTCGCTTAAGTTTTTTAGGTTTTCTAATTCGTTCAAATCCATATTAGGAATTGTTTGAAAGGTTTTTTAATGAATCTTTTAATTTATTTGCTACTTCCGCTTTCTCTTCCTCGGAAATACTTCTTACACTAGCAGTTTCTTCGTTTCTTTTTTTTACAATTTCATACACAGGAACACCTTCTTTTGTTGCTTGATAGCAGTCAATCGCATATCTATCGTCACAATATAAATCAAACTCTATTTTTACAAAAACAGAACCTTCCATTTTCACATTCATATTTCCACTACTTTCAATTGATTGCATCTCAACCCAAAACATAGGAATTAAATCTTCTTCATCTCCAAGTTTTCTAGCACACTCCTCTAGATTAACCATTACTCTGATTTCACTATTTTTTGCTCTTTGCAAAACATCTTTAATATAATCAGATACCTGTTGTTTAGTATAATAAGCCATAATTTATTTTTTATATTCTATTAATAATTTTTTATGTTGTTTATCAGAAGAATCACACATTGGATGCTTTCCGCCTTTAAGTGGACAAAGCATACAGCCCATTCTTTCACTCATTGTAAACTTCACCTTTGGAAATTTTTTTTCTATATGAATCATACGAATTGACTTAGCTAGTTTCTCAAGTGAATATTTTATTTCATCCTCGCTTGAATTTATATCCACTGTTTGTATATTTCCAGGATAAGAGTTGGGATCCTTCTTTTTTCTCAATCTATTCAATACAACATATGAACAATCTACATTACTCAAAGCTATGTTATTTTTTTTAGACCAAAAGAATTTATAAAATCTCATTTGACATAAAAATATTTCATCTTTTTTCTTTTTCTTTACATCCCAATCTTCACCTGATGTTTTCCAATCCAAAATCTTATATCTTTTTGTGGTCTTATGTTTTAAAACCAAATCTATAAAACCTTTAAAAAAATACCTTGAAAAAATATTTTCATACAAAGGTTCTTCAACTGAAACTAAATCATATTCATCTAGTATCTTATTTAAATCCAAAAATTTTAATATATTCTCTCCTTGTATAAGAAAATGATGAAAGTTTAATTTGTAATCATTCGTATCTTTCATATTATCCATCATATCTTTGGAGAATGAAGCTTTGAAATAGTCTATTCTTTGATTTATTGACCACTTCTCTTTGAGAGATAATTCTATAGATGAGTGAATTGCATTACCAAAAAAAAGATGAATTGACAATGGTTGTTGCAAGATGCCCAAATGCTTTTCAAGCAAATGCCTGTGACCACATTGATTAAATAAAGAAAATTCACTAAAGCTTATATGCCTTCTATTTGTGTTTTCTTTTTTTATATCATTTTTATCTATTACTTTTTCTATTACCATAATTTACAAATATACAAAAAAATAGCGTAAAAATAAGTTTTTTGGACATATTTATTAAAGATGTTACTTAGCGAATCATATAAAAATAGACTCAAAGAGCTGGCTGGTTTAATACCGCTAGATGAAGCAATGAGTGTAGCCGAAAAAACATCTGCTATGAATAAGAGTTCTGAACGATTTGGATTTAACGCTGAATCTATGAAACAGGCTATAGAACAAGGTCGTGAAGTAGGGTTAAACTTTCAATCCAACAACAAAAAATATAAAATGCCCACAACAAAATCCAGAATTATTTGGCCTGTGGCAATGGGTGTGGATGAAAAAGGAAATCTTGTAATTAGAGGATATCACTTAGCTGGGCAATCTGAAAAAGTAGCAAGAGAAACAGGCTCTAGAAGTGCAGAGGCACAAGATGTTTGGAGACTTTTTAAAGTGTCTAATATTAAAAGTATGTGGCTTACAGATAACTTCTTTAGCGAAATGCTACCAGGTTACAAAGAAAGAGATAGTGCAATGGTATCTATGATGGCTAGCTATAGCCCTGCAAAAGCAAAGGCGTACCAAGACTCTATTCAAAACCAAACAGAGCCAAATCAAGAACCAAAAGTTTAAATAATCAATAATTTTTCTGCTTTACCTTTTATGCTTTCTAAATTTGCAGAACAAGAAGTATAGCCTAACTTTGACCCTTCTGATAAAAAAGATTTATTTTTTACATATAAATTATATATTGAAAATCCTCTTTTTATTTCAAAAATAAGCATATTTTTTACAAATCCTTTTAGCAGTCCGTTATTGACTATTTCCCATCTTATTTTGTCTCCTTTTTTAAGAGCATCTTCAATTGTTTTTATTTTTTTTTGCTCTTGCGCTTTTCTTTGATTATCTCTAATCTTTCTATCTACAATTGATTGAATGGCTTGGCGCTGAAGCATTTCTTTTTCATACGCCTCCATTCTAATTTTTAAAGCTCTTTCTTCTGCAGCTCTTTTTATGAACTCGGAAGGATTTTCTTCTATTGGGTTATCTTCGTATTCGTCTTGCATTATGATATAGATAAAGTTGTCACACCTGCTTCAGGATTTGATTCTAAAACTTCTTGAGGAATACCTTTCTTTATTTTTGTTACCTCTATAATATTATCAGCAAAGTCCTTAATTTCATTTTTGTGAGTGACAAAAATTACAGTCTTATGTTTACTCTTTAAATATTGTAAAATATTTACAATCTCTAAAGAAAGTCTGCCACTTAACGTACCAAACCCTTCATCTATAATAGACATAGATGGTTTTGTAAGTGTGCTAATAAAATGTAAAGCATCCTTAATTGCTATTGATGCTACAAATTTTTGTGCCCCAGAAGAAAATTGTAAAGGAAGAGAATCTGACTTATCTTCACTGTAATAGAAATACTCAAATATATCTCCATTAGGAAGAATGTCTAATTCAACTTTAAACTCTACAATTTGTTGTAATATAGAATTTATCTTACTGTTTATTATAGGAAGTTTTTTTCTAATAATTAAAGCAGGAATTCCATCTCTATGCATAGCTTGTAAATAAATTGAATATTTTTTAAACATTCTCTCTACTTCTTTTATAGAATCTAATTTTTCTGAGTTTATTTTTATATCAGACTCCAAAACTCTAATATCTCCATATACTTCAGTAATACTTTTATCTATACCATATAGTGTTAATTTATATGCCTTTATAAGTTCACTTTGTGAATCTATATATTCTTGAATAGATTTGTTTTTACTTTCTTTTTGTTTGTTTTCAGAAATCTTCAATAAATTCTCACTTAATGTTTCTATGTTTTTTTCCGCTTGTGACTTTACTAATCTACCCTTTTCTAATCTAAAAGAATTGTCTTCAACTTTTTTATTGTGCTCTATAATTTCTTTCATAGATTCAAAAAGAGATAACCTATCTTTAAGTAAGTCTATTTTTTCCTTTCTATTTTTTAACGAATCGGCAATATTATTCTTTTTTTCAGTCTGACCATCAATTGCTAAATTTTGCTTTGTGATATCATTATAAGAATTTATGCTACCTTGCAAAGTGGCAATTTCTTCTTTTTTTAATTCTATACTAGCCAAACATTCTTTTTCTTTTTCTGGATCCGCCTTTTGTTGAATGTTTCCGCAAGTCGGACAAGATTTACCACGAAGTGTTGGAAGTTGATTTTGCAAACCTGTTACTTCTTCTCTAAGTGATATTATTTTTTCATCTAAACCGTCAATGTTAGGTAAATATTTTTTTACATTTTCTTTTAACCAAGAATCTATTTTTACATAATCATCTTTTTCTGTCTTAAAAACAGATTGTACGGATGTTAGCTCTTTTGATACACTTTCTTCTGTTTCGCCTTCTTTAAATGGTAATTCTTTTTTGAAATTTACAGATAACCATTCTTCAAGCTCCTTAATAGCATTATTGTATTTATCTATATTTTCCCCTTCTTGCTTAAGTAAATTATTTACCACAGAAGAATCGCTATATTTTAATTGTTCTATTTTTTCTAACTTCTTAGTTTGTTCTAGAACGTCAGTTTCTATATTTTCTTTGTTTTTTGAAACCTCTTCTTTGTCTAACTTCAATCTTTCAAGCATAATATCTTTTTCTGATTTATCTTTTTCTAAATCAGTAAGCTTTAATTCGATTTCTAATTTAGCTCCAATTTCTTTTTGCTTCTTTTTTATCTCCTTAAAATACTCATTAGCATATTCATAACGCATTTTATATGCCTCTAATCCTAAATACCTACTTATTAATGAGTTTTTAGGTTGTTGACTTTGATTTATATAATCATCCTTACCTCCTTGAACCTGTAGTGTTACTTTTGTAAAATCATCCACATCTCCAATAGCTTCTTCAACCAAACTTTCAACCTCTCTTTTCTCCGCTGTTGCTTTGTCTGATTTTTCATTCTCCCAAGACTCACTTTCTAAGTCACCATCACCATCATAACCTAGTTCTAAAGATTGATATTTTATACCATATGAATTTGATATCTTTCCGTCTTTATGTTTAGTTGTTTTTACAGTACGATGAATCTTAAATTTTTTGCCATCTATATTTAAATAAACAGTTACATATCCTTGGTTAGATTCTGTATATAAATTAACAAGGAACTTAGGGTCACCTCCACCCAATATTTCCTTATAAAGACCCCAAACAATTGCTTTAATTACATTAGACTTACCGTTATAGTTTTCTCCAAATAACCCAGTAATACCATTAAGTGAATTAAAGTCGATAATTGTCGGCTTAATTGGAAAAGAAAAAATATTGCTTATTTCTATTTTTTCCATATACCACGAACTACCAGTTTTATCTTCATGTTCATTTATACCAAGCTCTTGATTAATTTGAGCATTTAACTTTAAGATATCGACAATCTCATCATTATCACAATCAAATGTACCATCAGCAATAAATTCTTTAATATATTCTTCACTTTGTTTTCTTGGATCTTCTTCAGCCTCATCATCAACAAGAATATCTTTAGCAACAAAAGAGTGTTCCACTTTTACGATTTCACACCCATGAAGCTCCTTTATTTGTCTTGCAACTTGGTTTTCTCTTTCTTGGGAAAAATTTTCTTCTAATTCCTCAATAATAATATGAACTCTAGTTTTCTTTTTATTATGACTAAATCTCAAATGAGTTAACCTATCTTCTATATTTTCACCTCGTGCAATTACAAGCTTAGAAAAACCATAATCATTTGGAACAAATTTTCTAACGTGAGAATTCGTATCTGTATCCCACAACAAATAGCCTTTATCTATAGATTCTCCATAATTCTGTTGTAACAAACTACCTGAATACGCAACAGAAGCGTCATCTCTAAAACTTTGATATTCATGTATGTCTCCGAGCATTACAATGTCGAAATCCTTAAACGTACTCAAACGCATTAAATTGTCGCCCTTTTGTTCATATCCATTATCCCCTCTTGCGCCATAAACGGTTCCATGGTATAATGCTATATACTTCTTTTTATCCTTCTTTTTCGAAAACTCTAAAATCTCATTATCTTTACAAGAAAAAACTCCATAAACAACACCATTGCCTATATCATAAAAACCGCTATCTGGAAAATAATATACAGCATTTTTACTGTAATCAATTTTATCTTTATTTTCATCAGTAACAATGAAAGCAGTCTTATCTCCATCCTTTTCAAACATACTACCCAACTTGAATATTGGTGAAATGGCATCACCTTGCTCAAGCTGTTGCAAGTTTAAATCGTGATTTCCTAATATTACATCAGTTGGTGCTATTTTTGATAAATTCAAAAGAAGCTCTGCTAATAATTCAAATGAATTTGGCGACATATTAATTTTATGATGTACCAAATCACCCCCAAGAAAAATTCTATCAGGTTTTTGTATTTTTAAATCATCATAAAGTCTTTGAAATACTTGTCTATATTCGTCGTGTCTAGATCCAAAACGTATTTGAACATCCGCAATGTGTGCAATTTTCATTCGTTTAAAATTTTTGTAAGTCTATAAGTTATATCTAATCTTTTTGCTGTTTTTAATAAAGCAGTAACAGCAGTCTGCCCTTCATCTTCAAATAATTTTGAGATATCTTTTTTATTCGTTAAATCCACAAAGTAAACATCCAAACCTAAAGATGTTAATTGGTCATAATATTGAATGCTGTCTTTAAATGCATCACCATCAAGACAAAGTACAACTCTCGAATTATGTTCTAATAATTTACTTATCAATAAAGGAGAAATACCTTTACCTAATAATGGAATTGAATTCGGAACTCTAAGTGAGTCAAAAACACCCTCAACCAAATATACTGTTAAATCCCAATTAATAAAATATTCATTGTAAATGATATCTTGTACATTTGGAGAGTCTGGCTTATAATATGGTATTTTCGGATTAAGCATATATGACCTAGCTTCAAAGTAGTTTATTTTACCCAACGAGTTAAGTGAAGGCAATATTATTCTATATTTTCTTGAACCTGTTTCTGTGTAGCCAATTTTATATTTATCTATTTGTTGTTGTGTTATCTTTCTTTCTTTTGTTAAATAATCATAAGCCATTCTATATAAATTAGTATTCCTTTCATAGCTTAACGGTAAATAACCATCAGGTAATTCACAAGTAACTAAATCATAGTTAATTTCAGGATTTCTAAATATATTTAATCTTTGACTTTTATGTTCTGGAAGGAGTAATTTTAATCTAGATAAATCAGATTGCTTTCCATATTCATTAACGAGTTTATGAACAAACCCACTATACTTGCATTTCCAACACTTAAAAATAAATGTTGATGCTTGGTATGCTAAATTAAACTTATCGTGATCATGACGACAGGTTGGGCTAGGGCAATTAAATTCCCATTGATTTTTGCTTTCTGCATTTCTAGAATTTTTGGGACTACCCAAAAAACCTTCTATCAGATTAACAATTAAAAATTTATTTTCATCTTGACCAACCATGTAGACAAAATTAGTCAAAAAAAATTAATTAAACAATAATAAAATCATATGAAATAACCATTTGTCATATTTAAAAAAAATTTATATTTTTAAATATGACAAATGGGATCAATATTTATTTAGACAAGTCTAAGTAATACAATGTATTTTTATGGAAAAGATAAGGTTAATTATTTAATTGTTTATTGATTACAATTAAGTGACATATACCAATAACATATGCATCAGCCTGATCATAGTTTTCGTCCATCAACTTTCTTGTCCTAGGGCTATATCTCCAATTTATTTGAGGCTCTTTTTCCATAACTTTTCTCCAAACTTCATGCTTAATGGATCCTTCTTCTTTAGCAACTTTTAACCCTGGGAAAACAGTTGATCTAGCGTTGTTTACATTGTAGTATGCAGGCTCTGAATTATAATTTGTATAAAGCCAAGAACTTATCATTCCGTTAAAATAATTCAATATCGCTATTGTTTCTGCAGATGAGAATTTTCCTTTAAATTTTTTCAAAGGCTCTTCTATAGCAATTGTTTCAATAGGCATTTTATCTACCCCTTCCTGACGCATTTCTACGATAAATTTTTCTAGTCTCTCAAATTTTGTTTGCTTGCTATTGAATTTTACACAACTCATTTTTAATAATTTTCCTGCGTTGTTAAATACACAATAACCAATACAAGATGAAGAAATATCTAATGCTAATACCATAATAATTTTTTAATAAACATAAAAAAAGCCCTGACTAATATCAAGGCTTCTTTTTAATATTGCTTTATTTATACATCAATATTCAGAGTGAAATTGATGATGTTTGTATAAGTTTTTTCTAGCGGTTCGCTTAATTTTGCTACAGCCACTAACTCATTTAATCTATTATATAATCCAACTTCTGTTACATAAACAGATTCAAATCCATTAGTTTGGTTTAGCATTTCATTATAGTTGTATAGGAAATCCCAACTTGGATTGTTAGAAAAATAAAACTCTTGTGGGAATGCTAAGCAAACAACAGTAGTCTTATATTCAATACTGATATCTATATAAGAAATATTTGATGTTGGTGTTGCTGAAAAGTAAATATTTGATGTTCCTGCAGCTATATTTGGTGCTCCTGTATATTCTTCTTGACCTAAACTCCAAGGAATATTATCTACAATAGAAGGGTGTGTAAATACAATAAATCCTTTATCTAATGCAACAAAACCTAGTGGGATGTCATAGTTATATCCTTGATTTGTGTTTGTAGGATAGTTTTCAGGAACTCCGTTTGCCAACACAACACTTGACCAAACTCTTTTGTCTGTATTGACATCAGAAGTGCTTAAATCAGCATAAGAAACTGCAGCAGGTCTTTCTGTGTAATTTAAACCTAAACCCCAAGTTGTGTTTCCAGAGTGAGAAATTGTTCCACCACCTGTTTTACCTGTATATGGCTTATTTAATTCATCAGAAAATAAAAATGCGATATTATTACCTAATATCGGATTATTATCCGTCTTTGTTAAAGTTGTATATGTGCTAGAGTATATAGTTTTAGCACTTATACTTGTAGCCCCACTAAGCTGAGGTACATGTATGGTAATACTTCTTCCGTCAATTAATTCACTATAGTTTTCTTTTGGAATTGGAGCAACAACTATTTTATCACGATTTATTTGATATATTTCAGGAAATTGCTTTGCTAATGTAGAACCACTAGATAAAGCATCATATTCATATGGAAGACCGAATGAAGAAAAATAATTTGCCTCTTTAGACAAAGTATCTGTTCTATCACACAATGTGTAAACAAGCTCAGCACCACTTGTTCCAGTAAAACTTATCTTTTCTTGTCTACTAGAAACTCTGCTAGTTACTGGCTTAAATAATGTATTAGGCATATTTTTATTTTTTATTTTTTTCTATATATATCTTTAAATCGTTTCGATATTACCTGTAAGAGTTGTTCTTTGATTAACAGGCCCTGGAAATCCAGTTATTGGAATACCTCCGCCGCCTGTAGTTTGATTTAATGTTAAAAACTCTACCCCAACATTATTTGCTACTTCAGTTGACAAACCGTTAAATACGGCACTGAATGTAAAATAAAAAACAATAGCTTCAGCTGGTTTATTTGTAGAACTTCCATATGTTGTGAATCTCAACTCTTTAGTTTTTGTTCCATTTGCATTAGCTTGTTGTGTTGGAGTAAGATGTGAAACGATAAATTGCTTTAACTTACTTCTGTAAGCTGCAGGTATCCCTGTTGTATAATCATAATAACCATCTTCCATGTTGCTGTTTTTTACAGCAAATGTTAAGTATGTTTTATTTCCAGAAGTTCCATTTGGAAAATGAAATTTTAAATATGGAGCTCCAGATCCATTATCTGAAGTAATGGGAACTACACACTTTTTTCCTCCTGTTAATGTTATCGGATTAATAGTGCTATTAGTTGGACCACTTACATTATATCCTTCAGTTATGTTTTGTCCTGAAATTTCATCTGTTGTTGAAAACATAATTTCTTTTTTAAAAACTAGAGCCGAAGTAAAAGGGTCTATGTTTGGTATTGTTGCCATGTTTATATTTTTATAAAATTAATCATTTACATTTATAGTCTTATTACACAGACTGAATACCAGTAAGAACAACTCGTTCATCAGGTGGAGTATCTGTAGCTACTGGAAATGTAATTACACTATCTACATCTAAGCCTATTGTATTATTAGGAGCATTTGTAGTATAAAGTGGATCTGATAAGATTAAAACATCAACTGTTTGATATAATAAATTTTTCTGAGTATAATCTGTAGTTGCTTTTATACAATTATCGTTTTTACCAGAAATATCTGGAACATCACCTGAAACCAATCTAGCGGCTGTTTGATAATTTGTATCTACATCACTTAATGCAAAATACAACATTTCCAATAAGTCATTTCCAGCACTATCAAACCTAATATTACCTTGATTAAAAAGATATTTCCTACCCTTTTCTGTAAGATAAGCTGTGGCATAAACTGTACTCGCTGATTCTATTTTTCCCATATTATTATTCTTTTAAATAAATATTGTAAATTAAATTTTTTTTAGAAATCTATTTCCAATTGTATCGCTAAATATCTATTTGAATTCTTTTTAATAGGTTCTGTAGGTTTACCTACAGCCACCAATTCACCTGTAGAATCTAACACTGCAATTTCAGTAACATAAATATCTGTATCATAAGCTAAATCAAAACTATTATTAAGTGTGCTATTATACATTGTATCAGGCATTACTGCTGTGATAATTGATTTGAACACAGTTGCTCTAATACCTGCAGTTACATTTCCATAGAATATATATTCATCTCCAAATGTCAAATAATCCATATTTTGAGTAAATGCTGAATATGCACCTGTCATAGAATATGTTGTACCACTGTCATAATCCTCTTGAGATATTACAAATGAATAACCTTGAAGTTGTAGTGGATCAACAGTTGTAGAACCACCACTATATATTCCGTTTCCTATGTTTGCAGAAATTAATTTCCAAGAATCTGTATCTAAACTTCCAGTATTAGCAAAAGGGAATGTGTTTAAATCAACTCTATTTACTAGTAATTGTATTTTATTTGCATTCCAACCAGTACCAGAATATGTATCCATCCCCGTAGAGCTTCTCATATAAGGGAATGAATTAATTGGGAAATTAACTTTTAAATATAAATCTGAAGATGCAGCAGTCTGAGAACCATTTAATTCAGAATAATACCCACAAGGCATAGAATAAGGATATCCGTAAGAAGAACCTGAAGAATAAAGATAATTACTTTCAGTTAAATAAGTTACGAAATAAGTATATCCACTTTTAACAAAAGGAGATGCTGTTGATTCTGTGAGAGGAAACTGAGGGGCTGAACTAGTATCTAGAGTTAATTTAGGTAAAGTGTAATTTCTGTTAGATTTAAACGTAAGAGCTTGTAAAAGTTCTTGGTCAGTTATTATGATAATTTTAAACTTATGATAAACCCTACCAACTTCTAAGCTAGTACTTGAATTTCCGTCTCTTAACGGTCTATAAGAAGTTTGTGCAATTGAGTCAAAAACTGTAGGCCCGTAAGCGTCAGTAAAACTACCACCCCATGTCATAACCTGACCAGTATTACCTGCAGTTCTATGCCACATTATATGTGGCACATCAATACTAACAGTACCTTCTACTAATTGTTCAGCATAGGTATTTCCTGTGTAATTATTTGTATAATGTATAATTCCTAAATTTTTTGTTTCCGAAGAAAAACCTAAGAATTGTTTTGTTCCATTATATTCTATTGATCCATAACTTGTGTATCCACTTATTGTTGGAGTCGTCCCAATCTCAGAACTAGTTCTTACAATATTTAAATTCCAAACCCTAACATCAGTTGTTGATGCTGATCCATAATATTGTTGCACCCCATCAAATGGATAAAAGTAAGTATTTGTCTTTTGCAAAGAAGATGTATCAGTAGGGCCAAAATTTGGCAAATCTCTATCTAAAGTTACTATTGAAGTTCCTGTATTTGCAGTTAACACTCTATACCAAAGCGCTACACTTGGATTTGCAGATAATATTAAACTATCAGAATATGTTGATCCGCT